ACAGACTAGTGATGTAATATTTGCAGGTCTTACAGCAAATGGTGATTCGCTTGTATGCGGTGATCTTGTTGTTACTAGTCCTAATAAATTATGTTCAAGGGGTGATTTTTGCTCTCTTTCCGGCGTTCAACTTAATGGAACGCTACAGGCTAATGGTAATACGATAATTGGATCTAATAACTGCGATACATTAGTTATTAAAACTAATTGCATTACACTGGATGATTATTTACCAGCAGGGGTAGATAATTCTGTTGTAATTTTAGATTGTTGTAAAGCTTTACGTACTGATGAAATTGATAGTAAAGTTTGGGGAGGTCAATTAGTAAATTACTGCTCTGCTTCTAATAATAAAATTCCAAAATATAGTGGGAGTTCTGGTACGATTCAGGACTCGATTATTTCTGAATCGGGTACTACAGTAATAGTCAACGGTGATCTGACTGTTTGCGGTAGTGGTGCCTGCGGAGCTACTACTATAAGTAATAATGTAAATATAGCTGGTGCTAAATCACTTACTATTACCGGTAATCTTACAGTTGGTGGAAGTTTGACTCTACAGTGCTTACCGACCTCTGATCCGAATATTGCGGGTGGAGTTTACTATTTAACATGTGATAGGATTTTAAGAATATCTTGCGCAACGTAAATCTTAGTTGAAAATTCCGATTTTGCTATTAAATTATAGTAATGTCAAAGCACGCTATATTTCATATCGAAGGTGGTATTGGTAAACACGTAGCCTCTACAGCTGTAGTTAAAGCGTATAAAAAACAAAATCCAGATCGTAAGATTATTGTTGTTTGCGCGTGGCCAGAGGTGTATCTTAATAATAAAGATATCCACCGTGTTTTTAGGTTAGGTAATGTACCTTATTTTTATCAAGATTATATACACGGTAAAGATGTAGAGGTATTCGCGCAAGAGCCCTATAAACAAACAAGTCATATTACTAAAAAAACGCATCTTATTAAATCGTGGTGTGATATGATAGGTGTTAAGTATAACAGCGAAAAGCCTTATATACACTTTAATTTGAGAGAGAAAGACTTAATTGACCCCCAGCTCGCGTCTTTGCAGAAAACCAAACCATTACTACTTTTTCAGCCGTTTGGTGGTCCGGGTAAAGAGCACCAACAGCACCCATACTCATGGGTACGTGATATTCCACCACCAGTAGCTCAAGAGATCGTAAATAAACTAAAAGAAAAGTATATGATCTTGCATGTTTGTTATGATTTTCATCCAAAGTTAGAAGGAGCTATTAGATTCGAAAAACAGGTATCTAAAAAGGAACTTTTCAATCTTATTAATTTTTCTGATAAAAGATTACTTATTGATTCGTCTTTACAGCATGCAGCTGCAGCTCTCAATAAGCCGTCAACAGTAGTCTGGGTAGGTACTTCACCCAAGATCTTTGGCTATGATATGCATAAAAACGTACTACCGAAAACAGAGTTTCCTAAAGGACATATAGATAGTTATCTTTATGATTACAACTTTACCGGCGCAGTTCATGAATGCCCGTACGATGAATTTAACGAAATTCATACTGCGCAAAGCATTATTAAGAATCTTTAAATTCTAATAATTGATGACTGGGCTTGATATGTAGTAGCCCATCCTGCTTCGTTTGCTGTTATAATAGTAAAGTCACCGGAATTTGACAGTGACGAGGCAGGGAAAAACAGGTTAACAATGTTATCATTACCTGTAGAGTAGAAATGATTATCGAGCTTATACCCTGATATAGTGGGTGATTGTGCGGATGTAATTTCCTGGTAATTAGTATGGAAGCTATCTACATTTGAAGAAAGATAATAGCTATTGCTTGTATCAAATCGTTTTCCATAAAGGGTAAAGTTATTATCGTAGCTACTTAATATAGTAGTTAAACCACGCGCAGCGTTAAAGGTCCCAGTAGTCGCATAGAAGATATTAGTGAACTCTGGGATGGCAGATATTGTGACTGTCTCAGTGTATGTTTTAGGTACTGTATCATTATATGCAGATAGAGCATTATATCCTTGTTGCTCGTATGTAAGAAAATCTAATTCTTTACCTTCTGGGTCATATATTCTATTTGCTAGATCAACATTTATAAAATTACTATCTATAGTATAGATAGTTTCTTGTATACCTTTTGCCTCAGGAAATAACCACCCTTTTATTGTGAACGAAGTGTCAATAACTACTCTGAATTTATCTGAATAACTTACATCGGTAGGGGTACTGTAGTTTAAATCTCCTGACCATAATACCTCGGACCTTATTTCCTGATCGTAATCAGCGCCGAATTCTGCAGGAACTTTCCAAGATAGAATAATATATGGATTGTTGTAAGGTACAAAATTTGATATAATTTGATCAGCATCAGCCATATAACGCGTCATAATTGACATACTCACTGAAAGATCTACCGGTACCGGCATTAAAAACTTAGAACCCTTATTAGGGTCTTCCTTCAATTGACCTGGTAGATATGAAGGTGTTAGTTTATTAAAAACTCTAGATTCATCTCTGGTAACACTAGTTAAGTTTACCGCTACAACAGGTAATGTAAGATTTTGAGCTTTATTAACTATATCATACATTATTCTCTGCTTAGGAGCAAAGACGTACCTTACTTCAATATTCTGCTTAGCATTACGATTTTTATCGAAACGCGAAATAACTGTATCATCAAACGCTGCTACAAACTGCGTGAGTAGATCCTTAATTTCAAAATGGTATGCTCTGTTACGCACTACATATATTTATTACGCAAATCTGTCTAGATAGTATTTAGGAAGCTTATGTCTGTTTTTTACTATACTTTCCACGATCGCAGCATCAAGAATGTATGTTATACAATGATCTTTATGGGATCGTATGCCTCTACCACAAGCTTGAATTAATGAACAAAGCATTTTATTTTGATACCAGTCAAAATCTTCCTTCATTAAGTTTTCAATACGCTTATCTTTAGTAGGTAGATAAGGCGCCTTAATAATAATTTGAAATCTAGCTAAATCATCCTTGAGGTCAACTCCATAAGACATAGACGGTGATATAAGAACTGTAGGATCATCGGTTTCCATATGCTGCTCCAAAATAACCTCATTTCGTACACCTGGTTCACGTATTAAGAATCTACGATCGGTAAGATTTTCTGATAAGAAGTTAGTAATACTCTTATTCTGTGAATGTATAATTCCCTTTTCGTTTTTATGAAACTCGCAAATTTGGGCTATCTGCTTACATACCTTAGGTAAGTTCTTTTGCATGTTATAGTAATTTAACTTAACCTTAGTATTGCAATAAATCGGCGCATTCTTAGCATCAAACGTTGACTCAGCTTCAATATACTTATAGTTATCAATACCTAACGACTTACAAAAATTCTTAGGATCAATAATAGTTGCTGACATAAGAATTACTTTATCAGCATACTTAAACAAATAATTCGATAGCTTGTCTACCTTGAGAGGCATAAATGTAATAGCTCTACTATCCCTCTCAAATATATATTCACTATCATACCATGTTTCTAAAATAAGCGATAACTTACTATGCAAATTACCAAGAGCTACTAACTCGTTTTTCTTCTGAATAAGGTATTTCGTCTTAACCTTACTCGTACTACCTATTGCATCCTTAAGCCAATCTATACGCTCTTTAAGTGAAAGAACTAATCGATTTATCCACTTTTCGACGTTAGTACTTTTTGTTAGAAACGGTTTTACTTCAACTTCGTTTTTATAAAGAAACTCAAAATTAATAGTACAGCTAAATTCTTTAACAAGTTGATCTTCCAACTCAGACGCTTCATCACAAATCAAATATTCACGCTTTTTAAGATGTTCAGGTAATGCAAAGAACATGTTATAGTTGAGAGTATTGAATCGCGAAGTTAACGCCTTATTACGTTGTTCGTAATACGAGCAACACTTTTTACTCCAGCATTCCTCACGAAGCTTAGGTAGATGTAAACATGGCGCTACTTCAACCGAGTAATCCTCATCTACTACGCAACTATAGTTCGACTTACCCTTTAATACCTCAACATCATTAAATAGCTCTTTGTATTGATCCTGTAAAGCTTTAGTAATCGTTAATGCAGTGCATCCAAACGATTTTTCTTCATTGCACTCATCCTCGTATGCATAGTTACCTCCTTGTGTACGTTTATACGCTAGGTAGCTCGTGACTATATCGCGATACTCCTTAGTACATTGACCAGCAACATTACCTACAGTCTTCGATACCATAGATTTACCTGACCCTGTAGGGGCGTTACAGACGACAAACTTATAGCCATCGGTGAACGCTTGTTCTATATTTTTTAGAAGCTTTACTTGAGTTGGATTAGGATCATATCCAGAAGGGAAGCTATTAATTAGTCCAGTTAGCACACCTAATTATAACATAGTTCATTTATTAGGCAATATGTAAAGCAGATTGTCATAAAATTTTGATTTAGAGCTACAATCTAGTAATTTAATAAAAATCGAAAATTGTTCAGGTATAAAGGAACTTAGGCGGTAGTTAAATATAAGTTTATCTAACGAACCTTCAATCTTAAACGGATAGGGTATTTCGTAAATTTTAATCTTATCGTCAATTTCAAGAGAAAGAGATATATTATACTGTTTAATTTTAAAAAGCTTAAGTTTGCCCTTTTTAATAATTTTCTTATCAGTTTTTATTATTATATCTTGTAATAAAAACGGCTTTAAGCTTTGATTTACTCTTTCTAAATTTATATTCATGAGTTCATAAAAGCTAGTTTTTGTTCCCCCGACATGGGATATATACTTTCATTAAAATATTTCCAAAATGAATCATCAGCCGGATATTGTGTTATTAGATTAGCTTGATTCATATTAATATTTCTATAATCTTGCATTAAGATATCCCACACTACTAGTAAATTATCAGCTGCTTCATTTACTCTATGCGGACCTCTTGGTGGTTTGTAGTTCAGGGTAATTCTACCATTGGTAGAGTTAAGTAAGTTATACGATTTTGTACAGAGTATACGACGAGTAGCAGGAAACCCCGCTTTAGGTATTCTGCGCGCAAATCTTAAGTCTACTACATTCGTTAAAAGAATAGAATCAAGCGCTGACCTCTGTATTATCATTCTTTGGCTTACAAATACCAAACATTCTTTCTTCGTTTAGAAAGATACCTTTTGCAACTTTACCCTTACCTGTAATCTCTACATTAGAAATAGTAACACCAAGATTATTTGGAAAAATAACTATATCACCTTCCTTTACATACTTAGTATCCGGTCCCGCGAGAATCACTCTACCTTTACGCCATGCTTTAGTCATCGCGTTTGTAGGTACAACTATACCATTACGCATAACTTCGTCACCGTTAGCTGACTCATCAGCGTATTCTACAAGAAGAATATCATCAAATACGAAACTAAGCTGGTAGTCGTCTAAACCAAAATCACCCTTACCTCCTTGTGTTAAGTCGATTAGACTTCGCGTAGGAGCTAGATTATCAATAGATGCCATTGCCATATAAATTATTTACTTGTAGTGTTTTGTAAATCCATATATGACTTCAACTCTCTTACAGAGATATTCTTATTACGCGCAATAATATCTAGATTATCTTCTTCACTCTCTTCCTTTTTACTCTTCTTATTATAAGATATGCGCTTAAACTTTAATCTCGGAATAAAGTAATAATACAATCTATATTGCTGTTGCTTATCTTGAAAAACACTACCGAATCTATTTAAAGTCTCATTAGTAATAGAAGCCATACCTTTACTATAAAAGGATAACCATCTATTAAACATAAACGGGGCAAAGGATTGTTCACCTTCTGAATCTAAAAACTCGGCATTAGTCTTTTTAGAGTAAAATAGCTTATTTTGTAGCTGAAAGAAGTTCATTAACTAATTATTTTAGTTGTAGCAATCCACTGATCTTTAACCTCTAATTCGAACGCCTTAATTACAGCATCCATAAACGCCTCTATCTGACTATCATTAAGATTACTAGAATAAGCAAATCCTGGAGCTTTCTTACCAGCTTGTACATTAATACCAGTATGACCAAGAGCAATATCTTCTTTACTATAGGTAATCGATACACTAACTTTACCTTCTGAACGCTTCTTACTATCACTTCCAATAAACTCATCAGTTACCATAACATCATCACCATCCATGTTAATAGGTTTTTGGATAAGTTGACCTAACATACCTGCAATGGTAGTATTAAAGAGACGTTGAAAAGCAACAGCTCCTAAAGGACATAAATTAGGTATCTCCCAGCAGAAGTTAATTGCATCCTCTGAAAAGATATAGTCATTAGCTAATGTATCTTCAAGATCAATTAAATTATCACTCACATACATAGGAGCTCTAAAAGCTACAATATTACCATACGGGGAAACTTCTTTTCTAAAGAATTTATACGCGAAACGATCGTGAATGAGATCGCCATTATAAACTTGTTGATCAATAATCATATCCTTATGATATAATATAAAATTGTTTAATCAACTCTATTATCCCCACTTTTGTTCTAACGTACTAATTTGATCATTAGTAAAATCCTTTAAATCGCTGACTAAAGAATGGCTTTTCGAGCAAAGATGCTTAGCAACAGCACTACCTATAAGAGCGTGGTTGAAAGAGTGCTTTTGCAAAAAGTTACAATAGTCATTATCTTGATACCAGAACTTAAAGTTTTCATCCCACTCACCCATCTGTTCATATATTTTATAATTTAAACCAATACACCACCCTTTTACATGTTCACCGACAGTATAGCCAGTAACATTCTTTGAGCTAAATTTTTCAACTGGTGATACAGAGTCGTAAGTATCTAACCCTTTAAATAACGCCTCAATACAGCCTGGTTCATATATAACGTCGTTATTAGAAATAATTACCTTTTCTTTATTATCTAAATGCTTAAATCCGTAATTAAGGAACTTATTATAGTTAAATTCTTCTTCTGGAAAAATAAAATCAGCAGGTAACATCATATCCTTACCTTTTAATTTACTATTTGTTTCCACCACTACTATCTCATAATTACCTATTGATTTAATGCAATGCTTAAGCATTGAATAGTAGTTAGGATCTTTAGTATAGGATAAAATAATTATACTC